GTCCTGCGGGCTTCGGTTGTGCGTCTACGCATGACGCCCCCTCGAGTGCGAATGCGCATGTCGGCTCTCGGCTTTGTTTTATTCCTGAATCGTGAAGCGAGCCAGGTTTAGACTGCAAAACTTAAATGATTAATAAACAAATAAATATAGGTTGGTTGCTGGTGGGTGTCCTTTTCAGCGGTAATACGAATAATGGCGATCATGCAGGCTTCGGTTATGCGAATACGAATAACACCCCCTCGAATACGAATGCGAATGTCAGCTCTCAGCTATGATTTTTCAAAATTAACTCAACATACGAAGCAACGACCTTACCTATTGGTGGAAGATAACATAACTCATAAAGGTGCTGGTAGGGAAACCGAAGGCTCTGAGTACGAAAAACAAAGAATATGAAGAGATTAAGTAATTTATACGAGCAAATTATTTCACTTGACAACTTGCGCCTGGCTGATGAAAAAGCCAGAAAAGGCAAGTTGCGTTCTTATGGTGTCAAACGACACGATAGGAATAGGGAAGCAAACATACTGGCTCTTCACGAATCTTTGAAAAACAAGACTTTTGTAAATTCTAAATATGAAGTATTTATAATCAGAGATCCCAAAGAACGGCTTATTTACCGTTTGCCTTATTATCCTGATAGAATCTTGCACCATGCCATTATGAATATTCTGGAGCCTATATGGGTGTCCTTATTTACAGAAGATACCTATTCTTGCATTAAGGATCGTGGTATTCATAAAGCAGCAGATAAAGTAAAGAAGGCTTTGAAAGAAGATCCAGAACACACTACTTACTGCTTGAAAATGGATATAGTGAAGTTCTATCCAAGTATAGACCATGATATTTTGAAAACAATATTACGGAAGAAAATCAAAGATAAAGATCTGCTTTGGTTGCTTGACGTGATTATAGACAGTGCCGATGGCGTACCCATAGGGAACTATCTAAGTCAGTATTTTGCTAATATTTATCTGGCTTACTTCGATCACTGGATAAAGGAGGTTAAGAAGGTAAGATATTACTTTAGGTATGCAGATGATATTGTGATTTTAGGCGATGATCCTAAACAGCTTCACAAACTCCGTATAGAGATTGAAGAATATCTGCATGACAATTTAAAGCTATCACTTCGTAAAGTGGATCCTAAAACTGGAAAAAAGAAATGGAAGTTTCAAGTATTCAAAATTGATAGCCATAGAGGTATTGATTTTGTCGGGTATGTCTTTTACCATACCCATACCCTTATTCGGAAGGGAATCAAAAAGAACCTATGTAGGAAGGCAGCCAAGCTGAATAAGAAAAAGCACATTTCCGATATGGAATACAAGCAAGTTATTTGCAGTTGGTTTGGCTGGGTTAAATACAGTAATTCTAAGCATCTATTAAAAACAATAATTAAAAAGCAAGTATATGATACACTACGATTTTAAGCCTTCTAAGTTAGAGGCTAACGGGAATGGTTCTTACACATACCGTTGGGATATTCAGGAAGTTCAAGTAGAAAACCATTTTGGAGAAGCTGGAGATAATGGGCAAACTACAAAATGGACTTGTAACGAAGTTGTTGTTTGGGGAATGGTTACAAATGATAAGCTAAAAAAGGCAGTTATTACCCATTTGTGGGATTCGGATAAAGAAGCCAAAATTATCAATGATTATAACGCTGCCCAGCTCGGTATTCTCACTGAAAAATCAGCTACCAATGATTACAAGGAATATTTGCAAAAGAGAAAAGCTATCAAAGAAATGATAGATAACGATTGTAAGGAACTTAATATTATATTGTGATGAGAAAGTTTAGTGAGTTAGGTGTAACCGTACAAGATGAACGTAAAATGTTCAACTGTAGCCAGGTTTCTATTTCGGACGTGCTGAACTGTGAGATCATTGTAGAAGATTTCATTCCAGATGTAAAGACTTCGCACGGTGAAGGAAGATACCTTGTGAAATTTAAACATAGCAATGGTGCGGATGGTAAGTTTTTCACAAACGCAGCTTCTTTAAAGAAAACTTTGGATCAGATCCCCAAAGACGCTTTCCCTTTCAGCACTACGATTAAAGGGATGAAATGCGGAAATGGTAAGATCTATCAATTCACTTAGTAAACATGAAAATACATTTCAACAACAAGGAGATTGATATTCTGGTAGATACAAGCAGCTACCGATATACGGCTTTACAGAATGTAGGCACTCTTTATCTGTACTTTGCCAGTGAAGAGTTCATAAACATTCCCGTAGGAGCTTATTGTATCTACAAGAATATCACTTACTACCTTATGGATCCTGACGACTTCAAGAAGAAAAGCAGTCGGAATTTTGAATACACTCTTGTAATGTATGACATAGGCGCAATATTGGGTAAATACAAATGCCGGGATATTGTTTCTAAGCGTTTGAAGTTCGATTACACTGCAAAGCCTCACGAGCATCTACAGTTGATTGTAGATAATCTCAACATGAGAGATAGCGGTTGGAAAGTTGGCGAATGTATTGAAGCAGAAGAAAAGACTATTAACTACAACCATATCTTTTGTAGTGAAGCTTTGCCTACTATTGCCGATACCTTTAAGACGGAGTATGAAATAGATCCGGCTATCAAAACAATACACTTGCGTAAAGTTGAATATAACAAGGGTGAACCTTTGCCTCTTGAATATGGGAAAGATAAAGGTTTTGTTCCAGGTTTAGGACGCTCCAACAAGGACGGAAATAGACCAGTTACCATATTGTACGTTCAAGGTGGGGAGCAGAATATAGACTTTAGCAAATATGGATCTAAGGAATTGCTTTTGCCCAAAAATCAAAGATTGGAGTATGAAGGGCGTGCTTACGTTTCGGATGCGGAAGGCTTGTATATAAAACGGGCTGATACAACCCTTACGGATGTTCAAGAGGATAGTTTGGATTGTTCTCATATTTCACCTAAAAGAGTAGGCAGTGTTTCTAATGTTGTTGTTTCCGATAAAGAAAAGAATTTCTATGATTTTATAGATAGTTCTATTCCTGATGATCTGAATTTTGAGGATTATGTGATAGAAGGTAATAACATGACTGTTATATTTCAGTCTGGTATGCTTGCTGGTAGTAATAAAGAATTTGAAGTTAAATACGTTCATAAAGAACGTAAATTCTTGATAACTCCACAAGAAATAGACGGTCAGATTATGCCCAATGACATATATAAGCCTAACCTGGGGGATAAATACGCTGTGTTCGGAATACAGTTGCCGGATGCGTACATTTGCAATAACTCAACGAAAGAAGGTGCAAGCTGGGATATGTTCAGGGAAGCAGCCAAATATCTTTATGAGAATGAAGATCCAAAATTCACATTCAAAGGAGAATTGGATAGCATTTATTCCAAAAAGCGTTGGCTCTCTATTGGTGGCAAAATAAAATTGGGCGGTTACATACTCTTTAAAGATCCGCAATTCATACCAGAAGGTATAAAGATAAGGATTACCAGTATTAAGGAGTATATACACAGACCTTACAGCCCGATTATTGAATTATCCAATACGACTACTGGCGCAACGGTTTCAAGCGAATTAAACAAGATAGAGAGTAACGAGGTTAAAACTGATAACCAATATAAAAACTCTATTCAGTTTACAAAAAGACGTTTCAGGGATGCAAAAGAAACTATTTCAATGTTGAATGACGCTCTTTTGCATTTCTCAGGTTCTATCAGTCCGATTTCGGTACAAACAATGAGTTTGCTTGTTGGCGATGAAAGTTTGCAGTTCCGTTTCGTGAACAACAAAACCAATCCGACACAAGTAGAATATCTCGTTACCTATGACAGCAAAAAGAAAGTGCTTTCGGCTCCAGGTGGAATATTACAGCACATGACTATCGGGATTGATACACTTTCCTCTGGGCATAAAGCCAGTGAGTATAAGTTTTGGGATATTGAAAAATATACTTCTCCAACCTTAACAGAAACAGTAGGGTATTATCTCTATGTGAAGGCTAATAAAAATGGCACTACTGGATCATACGTCTTAAGTAAAAACGCTATCAAGCTGGAAGGTGTAGAGGGTTATTATCATTTCCTTGTAGGTATTCTAAACAGTGAATTTGAAGAGGATCGTTCTTTTGTCGAACTATTCGGATTTACAGAGATACTTCCAGGAAGAATAACTACAGACAGAATCGTTTCAAGCGATGGGCTAAATTTCATGGACTTTGTGAATAACGCTTTTCGTGTAGGAAATTCAGACAGCTATTTTGATTGGAATACCAAAGGAGATAAAAAATTACGTCTGAAAGGCACAATCGTGCAAAGTGAAAGTGGCGATGAAAGCCCTATAGGTTGTTTTCGTGGCGTATATGACAACTCTTATACCTATTATTGGGGTGATGAGGTTATCTATGATGATGGAACTGGCTATTCTATGTATCGTTTTGTATCAAAGAATCCCGTTAAAGGTATTTCTCCAAATAATAGTAACTATTGGATTATTGTAGCCCAAAGAGGTGTGGGTATTTCAAATACAGACGTTCTGTATGCCATATCATCCAGTAATACTACAGCACCAACATCCGGTTGGCAGACAACAGCTCCAGCCTGGAAAGATGGATATTACATTTGGAGTAAAACTAAAGTTGTTTACACGGATGGCGACATAGTATATACAGATGCAGCTTGTATCACAGGTGGCAAGGGAGAAACAGGCAATGGTATAAGTTCAATAATTGAGCAATATTATTTATCATCCTCTGCAACTTCCCTTTTAAATGGTAGCTGGTCTAATTCACGTCCAACTTGGAAAAATGGTTGGTATATATGGACACGATCCGTTATTAATTACACAAACGGCAACAGCATTACTACAGAGGCTATTTGTGTTACTGGAGAAAAAGGAGAAACTGGGGATGATGGTATAAATGGTGATTATTTTGAATATCGGTACGCTGTTAATGGCTCCAGAAGTACACCGCCTTCACTGAGTAAAACGAGCCGTAATCCTTCGGGATGGAGCACAACCGTTCCAACTGTAGGAAACTTGCAATACTTATGGTTTACAGTAGCAAAAATCAATGGTGAAACAAATTCATTGATACAGAACTGGAGTACACCAGCCCGGCAAACTCCGTATGATGGAGTGGATGGTAGAAATGGAGATACTGGTCCGACTATGGTTTATCGTGGTGTCTATGGCAGCTCTAAAGTTTACTATGGTACTTCAAAGCGTGTAGATGCAGTAAAATATAACGGACACTATTATGTTGCCAGAGTGGATG